ACTCGCTGGCCTTAACCAATTCGTATTTGCCGCAAAACTTCATAAATCTAATGCCAACTTGTCCAACATCTTTATGACTAATTTGGTCTTGTATAGCTTGATCTACCTGTTGCTTAATTTCAACAGGTTGTGCAGTTAAGTCAATCAGTGTACGATTACGCTCGTAGTCGTCAAGCACACGATGCTCCGCTCCGTGGTGATCAGTCCATCTCTGTAACATGATGTTGTTCCAAGCATAACCTTGTTTAGTGCGGTCTTCAAATGCTTCCGTCAAGCCTACTTTGTTTTTTGTACCCTTGACACGAACGCCAGGATATGCAGAAAAAACATTGTCGCTTGAATCTCCACGCATGCATTTTTCAAACAATAACCATTCTGGATTGGGAATAACTTTTGGTTCTTTGGTTTTTTTGTCAATTACAGATTTACCTTTGGCGTCAAAAATCCCGCGGATAGTTAGTAACTCGTCGGAGATTCCATTGTATTGATCAACATTTTCGGCCAGCAGCTGAACAAAGTCTGTATCACTAGAAATAATTACATGATGATCTTGAGGGTGTAGCGCAATCCAACGTGCAATGATATCGTCAGCTTCGGCGTTTTCGTGTCTGATTACTGAGCAGTTAGTACTCTCAGCCAAGTATTTAGTTAAATGATCGAACGTTTCCCAGAACAACTTGTCTTCAGCTTGTTCTTTTTCTGTTTGTGCAGCACGAGCATCCGATCGATTACGCTTGTATGGAGCATATACATCCTTGCGCCAGCTTCGTCCTTCTAAGGCAAATACCACATGATCTGCACCAAACTTTGTGACTACTTTATTTACAGCACTAAGAGTTATATGCAATGCATAACCAACTTTCTCCCAATCGTCGGCTGCACGAAAGGCCACATGGCGAGCACGAAAGAACAGATTAGCTGTATCAATAAGAACGTATTTCATTTTGGCCTAAATTAGTTTGTTAGCAACAATGTATTGTAGCACATAACGAGCCCAAGCACTATGAGCTTCTTTGCCAAAATGCCAGGAATTCTTGGAAACTGTTTCGAAATCGTTGTTTCTTAGCCACCCGTGATAGGTTCCAGCAGCATCGTATGGTTTGATATAGCTGGTGCCCCAATCCTTTTGGGATTGCATACCTTGAAAACTGCTGTTACCGTTAAAGAAGATATGTTTAACACCCAGCAAATTAAGACTTTGGTGAAAATTCCAAATGTCCTCGTGGGCATCAACAACGGTTTTCCCGTAATCAATATTGGTAATGTACTCTTTGTACTGCTGCTGATGACTTTCTGGAACTACATCAACACCGCTGGCATTGACTTGAAAGTATTCACCATCTATTAACCATTCTTGCCTTTCCCAAGTACTCCATTGAATGATTACCAATGAATCTCGATACGCTGCGGGATTGTCTAGTAACCATTGGCGTGTGGTTCTCATGATGCGAGTATTGCTGGCAGCAGATTCTGCATCGCAATGGAAACCTGCTTTGATGCGATCAGCTAAAATTCTTCCCCAACTCGCCGCCAAGTTTGCAGGGTGCGGAAGTCTACCTAAATAGTTATAGTTAGGATCGTCTTCGGCAAAGGCATGTGCATTTACTGCTTCGGCCGCTGCGGTGTGGCTATCGCCGTTGACGTAAAGGATGATAATAGTTCTCCTGTAATAAATAAAATGCAGATCGCGATACTGGAAATATCCATCTGCTCTAACAGTTAAAAAGGAACTATCAGGAAATGTATTTACACTACTACGTCTATGCCTATCTAAGAATAGATGGCTCTCCCTACTATATTGGTAAAGGCTCGGGAAATCGAGCATGGAAGCACTGCAATAATGATGTTATACATCCGCCAGAAGATTTAACTCGAATTGTAATACTTGAATCCAATCTAACAAATCTTGGCGCCTTGGCTATCGAACGAAGGATAGTTAAATGGTACGGTCGAAAAGACAATAACACTGGCATCCTAAGGAATAAAACAGATGGTGGCGAAGGCGGTAATGGACAAGTTAAAGGACCAGTGACCGAGGTCACTAAAGCCAAAATGCGAGCAAACTGGGAAAAAAGAAGATTAATCCCAGTGTCCGAAAAAACCCGTGCTAAGTTAAGTGCTAAACGCAAAGGGAGACCTTCCCCAAACAAAGGTTTGTTAGTGGGACATAATAAAGGCAAGAAACTAAAAACATTTGAGTGTATCCATTGTGGAATTAAAACAACAAATGGTAATTTACAACGCTGGCATAACGATAAATGTAAGTACAAATAATCACGAAATCTCCGTACGTCCGTTTCCTAAATCACGACTGCGTGTGAATCTCTGAGCATTAGGTTCTGGATTCATTGCTTGTTCCTGTTCCCATGTTTCCATAACAACATGTCGGCAAACGTTTTGGAACCACTGATCCACAATATCTTCGTGTGTTTTACCTACATAACCAGCACGAATAAGATTTGCTACAAATTTTTCATTCCAGTCTAATTCAAATGATCCTGCATGAATATTCCCAGGATCTACATCCATGCTTAGAATAGTCACATATGGTTCGCCTGCTTCGGTTGCTAATTCTTTTTCAGACTTAGCAGGAGGCTCTGCTTTCTTGGCACGTTCCTTCTTGATCTGCTTAACAGCTTCGGCTGGAATCGGCGTTAGCGGTTCTGCTTTCTTAAATATCTTTTTTAATTTATCAAACATATTAATTTTCCTTTAACCGTCTTATCAGATACTCATTTTTAGACATCCACAGATTGGGCGTATTTATAATATACAGTGATCTACCACAGTAGCCCCATGTCAACCAAATTAATTCATTTGATATGTAGCATCTATGCGGCCGCCAGGCAAATCGTAGTTTCCACGGCCTACACCAAGCCTCGTCTCGAATTGTCATAAGAGTATCTAGAGGCACAATCATTTACCCCAGCCATTGCCCCACAGGTCTACATGTAGACGCGGGCTATAATTAAAACCTTGCTCAACACAGACGTCTGCAACGAACATTTTGTTTTCATTGTAAGGGCGTACGATACCACCTTGCGGCATCAAGTGTACAACGCCGCGAAATCCACCTTCACGAAACGCTGCGACCGCCCGGATAGCTTCGTCAATATGTTCTTTTGTTTCAACCACAAACTTCAGATATGTGCGGCCAACAGACTGATAACTTGCAACAACTTCAGGGCATATTGCTTCTTCCCACTTTTCACCAGATGCTGACAGTTTAGCACTGACACTAAATGTAACTTCTCTTTCACCAGAGCCTAAGTCTACCCAGCGTTCTAAGTAAGCACAAAAGTCTTTGGATAACTGCTGAGTACCATTTGTCTCAAATGTAATGTTCTTTAAGTCGGACATGCCGGGATGGTCTAACAGGTCTGCATACGCACGTTGCCAGCCCAACAAAGGCTCGCCGCCGGTGATAACCAGATGTACGTCGTTACCGTTGTCTTGTTCCCATCGGCCATTGGGAGTTAGTTCAAGCATGCGATCCACAATAGCATCCACAGTCAGCATAGGACTTAGGTCTTTAAAGTCAGAATGCCAGCTGGCGTAGCTGTCACACCCTGTGGTTACCAATGGTAACCCTTCAAACGTAGCAAATGGAATTGCTTTGTGTGTAGAACCAACTACGTCAGCTTCAGTAGATAGTTGCCCTGGGGGCATACCAAATCCACTACACGTAAAATTGCATCCGAATGTACGCATGAATACACTAGGTACACCAATAAATCGACCTTCGCCTTGTAAGCTATAAAACAATTCACTTATCTTAATCTTTGCCATTGCTATCCTTTAGTACATCAATAGTAACATGTTTATTCAATAGAGTCAACATTAACGCCACCATTCTTCCCAAGGAAACACAATCCAACAGTCCTCTTCAGCCTTGTTGATTTCTTCTGCTGAGTAATTGATACCATGAAATTCGCTGGCTTGGTTGTCCACCAGCACAGCAAAACGAGTGGTGTCGGACCAAACAGCGTGCCATCGATCCTCTTCTCCCGGCAAGCAGCCGCCTTCCCAGTCACGCTTGATCCAGTTTAGGGTAGCACCTGAATCGTTGATGTCGTCTACAACGAGAATACGTTTTGGATCAGCAAGATATCCGTATGCGTCTTCGGCCATCCATAGATTGCTTTCGCAGTCTTTTTCGTTGTCACGTAGGCTAACATGCAGAGCATGCATGGGCACACCCAAGTATTGGCTAATCATGTTGGCCGGAACCAGCCCACCTCGTGTCAGGCCAACGATGTAATCGGGCTGCCAGTTGTCCCGTTGCATTTGTCTAAGGATTTCTAGTACTTGGCCTTTGATTTGACTGTCAGAATAGTGTATTTTTTTCATTGATAATTTTTAAGTGAAAGTTCTAAACCCATAAGTGGAAGATTATATGCAGCTAGTCGTGATCCGTTTCCAGTATAGTTGTTTGAATCCAAGTTGTCAACTCGAATTAAATTGTAATCCAGTTGATGTAGTTCTGCGTACATTTTCATTATCTCGCTCAGCTTGAACTTTTGATTATACACTATATTTAGATCTTTATCACGAATGTTGTTATCCAAAACCGCTGTGATCACTGTGGTTAGATCTCCAATTGAAACCATGTCGAACATTTTGTCTTGACCAATTCTGAATTCTTGACCGTTTGATAATTGTTCTGTTAGGCGTTTAAGAGGTCGCCGATTGTCTTCGCTGGGATCAAAGCATCCGAATATTCTTAAATTATAAAAATTGTCGGTTGTCTGAACTGATCGTGCAATGGCATTTTTACTTAGGCCGTAACTGTGTGTGGGCAACGAATTCCAAATGCCTAATTCATTCACATTGTCGATATTTTTATCAATATCAAATTCAGCACCAGATGCCAAATTGATCAACATGCCAAAATCATGTCGATTTGAATGCAAGTTGAGCCAAGCTGTAAGATTTTCTGCCACAATGCCTGAATCAACGCTACGTGCATCATTACGTCCACGAGACGCACAATGTATTACAGCGTCGTATTGTTGGTCTTTCAACTGACGATGTACAGCTACAGCATCTAGTAAATCAAGTTCGCTGCGTGAAAAAGAATGTATAGTGTGTTGAGACAAATTCTGGCTGAGATAAGACCCGATGAATCCACCGGCACCTGTAATTAGTATTTTCATTTTTTGCGAATGTAGCTGTAGAATGGATTTCCCTCTGCAAATTCTGAGTCAGAAACCAATGGACTTTGATCGTTTATTGGGCGACCCATTTCCAGTTTGGGTTCAATCTGTGTGCCAGGATCAATTGTGATTTCAATAATTCTACGACCTGGTCTCAAAATGTCACCGTCAATGTCATCCAGAGAGTTTACCGGTACATAATCAAAATCAAATGCCTGTGCTATCTTGGCAAAGTTAGGGCGACCCGGTCCTTTGTCTGTGGCAAAATGCCGACCACCCATATAAGAGTCTTGGAATTGGCAAATCATACCAAGTCTGTTGTTGTTGAAAATTACTACCTTGATGTCTAAATCGTATTCCTTGACTGTTTGCAATTCTTGCAGGTTCATCTGAATCCCACCATCGCCATTGCAACAGATTTGTTGACGATCGGGTTCAACTAAGGCAGCGCCTATGCTGGCTGGTAACGCATAGCCCATTGCATAGTGCCCAGAGCTGGTCATCAACAGTTGGTCACTGTCTTTGTAGAATGTTTGATATACCCAGCAATGGTTGGCTCCGGCATCAGTAGTAATTACAGCACGGTTGTCGGCCAATCCTAATAATTTTTCTACTGCAAGATACGGACTCATTGTGCCGTGTTCTCGACTGTAGCCACTGGTATCCTTGTTGAAATAGCGACTCTTCATTAATTGTAGGTAGTTTCGCCATTCAGTTGATACTGCAGGTTTCTTTGTAATTTGTAGCACTGTTGGCAAGTTTCTCAAGTCAAACCACGCTTGACCTTGATATCTTTCGGGATCTAATTTTTCTAATTCAGCAGGATCAAGATCTACTACCAAGAAACGAGCATTAGGGGCAAAGTTTGCTGGATTACCTGAACGTTGACGATTGTCTAGCCTCGACCCCAGCACAAGAATAGCATCGGCGTTTTGAATAGCGTTGTTTCCACCTCGATTGCCATACACACCAAAGTGTCCAATATAATTGGCAGAAACATGGTTGAAATAATTCAAACTAGCCCATGTGGCTACAAACGGTACATCATTGTTGTTTAGCCACTGTTCTAAGTGTTGTTGAGATCCGGCTAATCCAACACCTGCGCCAAAGATAACCAAAGGACGTTGCGCGGAAGACAAGAATTGATCAATTTGATCTGCCAACGTCTCGGCAGTCACTGTGGTTGTCACAGGCAATTGTTCTGCTGGATCTGGCAACAACAGTTCATCATTGCCCATTTCGGCATTTTGTAGATTCATTGGAATGTCAATCAGCACCGGGCCCATTCTGCCATGATATGCTTCTTCAACACAGCGTTTGAGTTCACGACGCATTTGATCATGTGTAGAAACTGCCACAGCGTACTTACACACAGGCTTGATCATGCTGACAATGTCCATCTGCTGAAAGCCGGCCTGACGTACTGCCGCCCCACGATAGAGTTTTTGTTCTTCGTAATTTACTTGCCCTGCAATGTGCAGACTAGGTATTGAATCATAATATCCGCAGGCAATTCCTGTAATCAAGTTACTGGCACCAGGACCAGAAGTGGCCATCGATACTCCCAGTTGTCTGTTGGTGCGCCATAGTGCATCAGCAGCCATGGCAGCAGCTTGTTCGTGTTGGAAACAAATCACTTCCATGTCGGGTTCTAACGCAATTGAGTCAACCAAAAAAGAAATTGCACCGCCTTGCACTTGAAATACTTTATTTGCACCAACAGCCTTTAAAAACTTAGCAACATATTGCGAACCTTTCATTTATTTCTCCATTCTAAAAACATTATACAATTAAACTCATGAATCCGTCAACCTTCTCACCAATGTAAGCAATCTGTTCAGGAGTGATCACAGGACTAGTACCATGAAAATAGGTATGAGTCATGGCGTGTGTGGCCATGGGGAAGTCATCCATGGCTCGCTGCGGATCCATCAAATGGCTATAGGCCGGTTGCAGCATGATATTACCGGCAAAATAAGGACGAGTTTGAATCAGATTCTCTTCTAAGTAGTCCACCATATCACCACGATGGAATCCAGCATCTGCACGTACAGTCACAGGGAACGCAAACCAGCTGGGGTCAGATCGATCCTGGGCACGTGGCAGATGGAACCATTGCTCATATTTCTTATAGATGTCGAACAGCAATTGGTAGTTACGACGGCGAAGGGCATGAATCTCTGGCAGCTTCTTTAACTGCTGTAGTCCCATGCTGGCCTGTAGCTCAATGGGTTTCAAATTGTATCCAATCTCATCGTATACATATTTGTGATCGAATACCTCGTCCGGCAGGGCAGGAATCCAGTTATTGAATCTTTTGCCGCAGGTGCCACACTTCAGTTTGTTGGCTTCTGGACCCACACAATAGCAACCACGGCCCCATTCACGGAAACTTCTGAGTATGACATCTGTTTGTGGGTCACTGGTGGCAACAAAACCGCCTTCGCCCATGGTCATGTGGTGCGCCGGATAAAAACTACATGATGACATAAGACCAAAACTACCCAACGGCTTACTGTTGTATGTGCTGCCTAGTGCATCACAGCAATCTTCTAACAAAATTAACTCATAGCGATCAACCAACTCCATCACGCGATCCATATTAGGCGGATTGCCCAGTACATGTGCAAAGGTGATGATTTTAATATAGGGATCGTTTTTTAATATTTTCTCTGCTTGGTCCAGATCAATGTTCAATGTGTCTAGCTCGATATCTACGAATACAGGTACTAGGCCCAACTGTATGGTGGGATTAACTGTGGTAGGAAAGCCAGCAATGGGCATCAATACTCGAGTGCCCTTGGGAAAGTTGTGACCACGTTTGCTTGTCAAGGCACTCATCATCAACAAATTACTACTGCTGCCAGAGTTAGTCAGGATACCATGTGTCTTGCCAAACTGACGTGGAAATTCTCGTTCAAATTTTAGTCCATCATCTCCCATAACTAACCAGCCTTTGAGAAGACTCTCTACACCAGCAACAAATTCATCGCTATCATAGTAAGTGCCGGCATAGTTTACAAAGTCTTTTCCTGCAACCCATGTTCGGTTAGCTTGTTTCTCATCAATATATTGTTTTATTTGTTCAAGAATATGTTTCATAATTTGTTACTTATTGTCTGCATTAAATTTATTACCGCGCGGCTTCCTCGGCTAGCATGAAAATGTAATATATGTGCCTTATCAATTGTAATGCCGTTCCATTCATTGTGCCAATTTATTATATGAGGATCAAGACTTCGCAGGTTCATTGCCTGATATGCCATTTCGGGATGATGTGGATCCAATATGTCCTGACTCCAAAACATGGCATTGTTTCGTATCTGATCAAAACCCCAATTTCGTTCCGGATGAGTGTTGCATTGACTCCATAACTCGTCTCCGAGATCCCATACATGTTGTTTCATAGTGTGAGGAAAATACTGTATATCATTATTGTAGTATGCAGAGCCGTTATTTTCTTTAGGGTCAGTATAGTTGAACAATCTATAATCAACAAATCTATTGCCGAATAATTCTGTAGGAGCAATCATTAAGGTATCGGCCCCGGCCCAGAATATGTTACAAGGTTCGCTGTGCCATAGTTGCTTAATTACCTTCCAATTAAGTTTGGTGTATTCTTCGTTGTCAGTTACCGGGTTGTCCCATAATATAGCTTCAAATGGTTCCACTACAAACTTACGATATGATGCTAAACTGATATCATACATTGTTTGATAATCTTTGTAAAGTTCAGTGCTGGCAAGATTCATCCAGCCGTTGCGTATTGGTCTTACTGCACTAACTAAATAATTTTTTACCATATAAAGTTATCTTTGTAATATTGTACTACCGCCGACAGCTCTGTATCAAATTCTGCTTGGGCCAACCAGCCCAGGCTCTTTAATTTTGTATCGTCTATACTGTATCTAACATCCTGACCGGCTCGTTGCGAATCAATCACATAGTCGAGCCAGGTGGTTTTGTAATCTTCACCGTTGCTAAAATACTCGGCAAGTATTTTTTGTACCACAACACGATTTGATAATTCTGTATTACCTGAAATGTTGTATATTTCGTTCTTAACCCCAGCATCGATGATCACAGCAACTGCCCGGGCTGTGTCAGTAGCGTGTAACCAAGTGCGACGTGGTTCTCCACGATCGTGCAGGTCTATAGGCTTGCCTAGTTCTAAATATTTCACACTCTTAGGTATTAGCTTTTCCACATACTGTCCGATGCCGTAGTTGTTGGTGGGTCTAACAATCACATAAGGAATACCGTATGTGCGAGCCCAAGCATTGATCAGCATGTCTGCAGCAGCCTTAGATGCTGAATAAGGATTACTGGGATTCAGCTTATGTTCTTCTGTATGCGAGCCCGATTCAATGTCGCCATAAACTTCATCTGTGGAAAAGTGTAGTAATACTGGACGCTTGTAGGCTGGAATCACACGCAGCAGTTCTAGTATATGGTGTATACCTCGCACATTGCTTTTGATAAAAACATCACTGGCCATGATTGAATTGTCCACGTGTGTTTCTGCTGCGGCATTAATAAAGTAATCGCAGTCGCGTAAAGGTCCTAGGTCGTTTATATCTTGTGGTAAAAATGTAAAGTTCGGGTATTGATTAAACTTGGCCAACCAAGATTGATTGCTGGCATAGGTCATTTTATCCACACCAATTACATACCATCCGCGGTCCAGCAGAAGTTGTGTAATGTGTATGCCTATGAATCCTAAGCATCCAGTTACATAAAGAACTTTCTTCACAACTTTCTTGCCTTTACCAACAGGTGCCATCCCAGATATTCTTTTACAGCATCACGCATGACAGGTTCCATAGCTTCGAACCACGGTTCTAATTCGAATATACCTTGTTTGTATTTTGCTACATTATACATGAAGCAGTGGTCCTGTCTAATGCGTTCAATCTTATACAGCCCTTGCACAAGTTCTGTGATCTCTTCTCGAGTGTATGCGTCAGCATAAGGACATCCAGCCTGTGCTTCAAACTGATCCAGGCCCTTTTGTATCATGGCATACTTCCAGGAGTTACGTGCATATACCATGAATCTAAGTTCTGCTGCAGAGTTCATAACTGTGCTGATATTTTCCAAATGATCACGCATGCCCGGAAAGTGATGTAGTACACCGTAACTGTAGACTAAATCAAACTGACCCAATCCTTGCAAGGCTTTTGCATCTGTTACATCGCAATGCACAAAGTCGCCTGGTAAGTCCAGCGTTTGAAAACGTTGTCGGCAAATATTCAAACTTTCGTTTGAAAGATCAATACCTACATAATCAGCACCGTGTCTGGCAAACTGTTCGGCATCTGTACCAATGCCGCAACCAATCTCTAATACACGAGAACCACGCCATTGATGAAATCCTGCAAAGTCTAAGATATGTGGCTCTGCACGATAACGTTTGGCAGTGACAGCTTCAAAATATTCTGGTGTGCCTACTTCATAATCGCTATGACCTATGTTACAGGGCTGCCGATTCCAATACTCTGTAATTCTATCTTTAATTTCTTGAGACATTGGTCACCTTAAATTTTTTTAATTGTTTATTTGGATCAAATTCAGGACCAGTCATTGTTTCCCAGGGGTCCTGCGTGGAAGCAAGTACATTACGGAACCATGTGGTGTCTTGCCCGATGGAATCTAAATATTTTGCTATTTTTATTGCATCATTTAATCTATGATTTCGCCAGCTAATGTGATTGAAATCTCTAGGATCCTCGGGCATACCTTCAAACATGACACGATTCTTAAAGGTATCGTCGTGATTGTTACCAGTAAGATCATGTCGATCGTGTATTACTTTAACATTGATATTTTTCACTATGTCAAGCATATAGCTCATCTGACTAATCCATGCATCAGAAATTTGATGGGCACTTAAATATCCAAACAATTCATACCATTTCTTAGGAACGATAGGAAAAATAGCATATGGATGAGAGTTGTGTGTTGGCATGCGTAAACAATAAAATTCACCTGTATATTTTACAATTTCTGTATCCCAGTTGGCACTTTCCATAAATGCATCATCGTTCCAGAACATCAACCAGTCGCCTGTGGCCACTTTGGCCAAGGCATTAACATATTCATTTAATCGAATATAGCCCATGGGCTCAAATGCCATGCAAGTGTAACTGGACCCGGACCGATCAATCTCGGGTGCAATGTGCTCGATAAAGTAGTCAGATGATGCGGAATCGTCCGTATCGAATCCCACTAGAATCTGTAGTTCTCGGGGATTGTGAGCCAAGTTGACCAGGCTCATGATGCTGCGCTTCAAGGCATCAGTGCGGCCTCTTGTGGGCAGTAGTATTGAAATGTTAGTAGTCATATTTTACCAATGTCTAATTACGTTTGCTATAATAAAACAACAAGTGATAATATGTATGCCGATCCAAGATGTTTTTAGAAATAAAGCTATACGTGCTTCTCGCAAGGTCAGCACAGGAACATCTGGACGATCGTGGTCTGTTTCGCCCATCAAATGTCCAGTTGCTCGAGCCCAAATTTTTTCAAAGCTATTCAAATAAGTTCTCATTCCATTCACGGTGCCCTTCACGGAAAGCCATGTTGCTCTGTGTCTCACGCACTTCCACACGATAGCACCACAAGCGTTCTGCTTCTGCTTGCCCCCACATGTCGGGAATGTAAACACCATTCACATACCGGTACAGCATGTCGGCTAATCCTTCGCAGCCCAGACGTGGTAATATGGTTAGCTTGGCCATGTTCTTGGCTTCTAATAATCGATATGTTTCCAGCTCTGGATCATCTTCTGCTACCAGCAATGTGTGATCAAACTGATCTTCCAGGATACCTTTGAGCTCTTTGAGTCCACCGTAGTCTGCTGCCCAGTTGCGTACATCCAATGCATCTGTGCCAAAGTAAAACTTCATACTAAAAGCATAGCCATGTATTAGATTACAATGACTATCTGCTCGCCACTGTCTATATGCACAAGGGAAAGCATTGTGATATTCTTTTGTACTTGTATATTTGTATTGAATTGAGCGTTTAGCCTGTTGGTATACTTGCTCGGCTTCCTTCATTAGTTCAACTTGTTTTGTTGCTTTAGCTAATTTATCTTCGAAATACTTGATATCTTCGTTTGCCATTGTTAAACTCCTATGATATATTATAGCATAGGCTTGCAGAATTTGTATAGCGGGATGAATGCCAAAAGGCCGCTGTGAGACATTACTTACCTTGGTGCAAAGTCTTGTTGCAGTTTGATGTTATCCATAAACTCTTTTTTAGTCGCCGGATCGTCTTTAAACGCACCTTTCAAGACTGTAGTCTGTGTCAAACTACTGTGTGCCATAATTCCGCGATTCTCACAGCAGCCGTGTGTGGCTTGAATATACACACCCACATTCTCTGAGTCAGTAGCCCGCATTATTTCTCGTGCAATGTCGTTGCAGAGTTCTTCCTGGAGCGTACCGCGGCGAGCACACCACTGAGCGATACGAGTGTACTTGCTGAGGCCAATAAGTTTATTGGCAGCGATGATGCCGATGTAAGCCACACCAACCACAGGTTGATGATGATGACTACACATAGAACGTAGCTCACTGCGGACAACGAGCATGCCTTCATAACGATCTGCCGAATCATTTGGAAAAGCCGTTGCATCTGGTGCTGTATCATACCTACCTGCCATAATTTCATACACATACATTTTAGCTAATCTATGTGCGGTACCGCGACTGTTGGGATCTGTTACAGTATCAATAATTAGACTTTGTAACACATCTTCGAATTTAAGTGTGAGTTCGTCTACTAATTGAGTCTTTTCTTCTTCAGAAATGTAAGCAGAAATATTGTCTCCTGCCCAAAATCTTTTGCCGTCATTGTGTAAACGCTGACGAATTACTTGTGATAAATGTTTTTCTTGCAATGTATGTCTCCGAGGATGGCTAGTCATATGCTGTATTGTACAGAGTATTTAGAGTTTAGTCAACAACTTTTTATTCTTTATAAAAGCCAGACACCTGCAATGTATATTTGTTTTCTAGCCCTGCGTTTGCACCCAGGTGTAAAATTTCGCTATCCCAAATAATGCCATCTCCAGACTTCCAGTCAACGCTGGTATGTAACGTTCCATTGTTGGTATATTGTATAAAATGTCCTAACTTGTAATCTTCCAAGTGGATGTTGGCACGTACTTTAGTATCAGTGCGATCCGGGTAGCGTTTATTGATTTGAAAAAACGTGTCTCGATGATACGGAATAGAACAGCCGGGCTCTTGAAGAATGCTTGATACAGTTACAACTTCAATATTAAGCTGCTTCTCTAACTCAGCGTAGTCAATTTGATCTTTGGACCACCAAAGTTGATGTATAACAGTATTACTTGGCTGATACGATTTAGGCAGGCCGCCGTATGTTTCATATACCTCGGGCAGTTCTTGAGCCATATGGCCAATACAACTACCGCTATGTACACCGTAGTCGGCAGTTAAAAAGATAGAAAAATCGTAATTGAGATGTGTAAGTTTAAGCATACTGTTATTTAATCACAATCTTTCGTAGGTCGGGATATTGTTGTACAGTAACACCGGTTGTTACATTTGGCAATTCTTTAATGCCCAATTCACAGGTTTCTAAAGTAGGACAATAATGGAATCCTTGTTGAAATACTTCTTGTTTCTGCCAAGGATTAATATGCAGGTCTCTTCCGTCGCTACGCATGCAACTCAAGGCTTGATAATCTGCTGCATTGTCTAACAAGATGGCACCGGCTTTGCCCAACTGCAAGGGCTTACCGTATCCAAAACTCAGACATTGCAGTTGTCCTGTACGATACATACCACGTTCCAGTCTACGAGCACTGTCCCAGATACGAGTGTTGTGGAAACGATACTCACCAATGCTGGACCAGTACTCCAGCCGATAATGATAAGATATATCCAGTTGATGCATTAACTGTGGAATACTCAAGTAAGTAAACGGAGTGAACTCACACGACCTAACTATATCAAATCTCATGCAAAGTTCTATAGCATGGGTGCATCCGTCTGTGACAACCACATACGGAGCACCTGTGTACTCAGCTAATGCAGATTCAAAGTCAAAGAGTTTTTGAAAACTCATCGGTTATACCATTTCCATGCGTGTTGAATTATAGTCTCGGGTGTGTGTATTGGTGCCCATTTAGCTTTTGTATTAAAGCTATCTGCGTTGGCAGTTAGTACTGCTGGATCTCCAGCTCTAGCTTCACCTTCGATCACGGTCGGTGTTATACCAGTTACCTGCGTGATCATGTCAATAATTTGGCGATTACTATATCCAGTACTACTTCCCAGATTGTAAATACCTGCTGGTACTTCTGGATTAATTGCCAGTATATGTGCTTGTGCAATGTCCTCTACGTGTACATAGTCGCGAACGCAAGTACCATCATCTGTGGGATAGTTCTTACCGTAAAGAATAAACTCTTTATTGTCACGAATACTTTCGAGTATACGAGCAATAATATGAGTTGCACCAGGTGCTTGCCCGTGACGCCCTTGACTATCAGCACCACACGCATTAAAGTAACGGAATGCTACATAATCAATATTGTATGCATGTGCGTAACTCTTTAGCATTATCTCTATCATAAACTTACTTTCGCCGTAAGGACTGATAGGCATTAGTGGATCAACTTCGCTACAGGGATTCGTAATGGGATCTCCGTATACCGCAGCACTTGAACTAAAGATAAGTCTAGCTTTACTATTAGAGTTAATCAGATGATTCATTAAGACTAAAGTCTTGACAAAGTTATTATGATAATAAACTTCTGGATTCTGCACACTTGGACCAACTAAGCTAGTGCCAGCACAATGGATGATAGCATCGGGCTTGACATTATCGATCATATTAAAACAAATTTGATCGATAAAGTCACTGTGGCTAAATCCCGTTAGTGCATTAAAAATTTCAGTTGAAGTCTGTTGTATGTCAACTCCAAATACTGTGTAGCCTTGATCCTTTAACATCAATGCTGTTTGTCCGCCGATATAACCACTTACTCCGGTAACCAAAACAGTCTTCATATTAGATTTTCTTTAGCAATGGGTACTTGGCTTTAGCAACATGATCACGATACTTTGTACTTGAACGTATCCATTTAAAGGCTCGATCGCGGGCATCTTTGTTAACAGGATCAAGTCCCACTAATATATCAACAATGCGATCCACAGTACCGTCGTTCCAATCACTAATCAAGCCCATGTTATGATGCGGTGCTGCTAATAAGTTGGTTAGTTTACCGGCAGCGTCATCCATTGACCAAGGGATATAAAGTCGTTCTGGATCATTTGCAAATGTTTCCGGGAATGACCTATAAGCTGGATACAAGACATTACAACCCAAGGTATCGGCTTCGCTTACTGTGTTGGAAACCCAGTCTTGTAATGCACAGTTGAACAACACACGAGTATCATTAAGTAAATTGTAGTAAGCATTTTTATCTAAGTTCTCATGAATTTCAAGTCGACCCGCTGCTGCTAATGCACGAGCACGAGCAACATACTCTGAATTGTTACTACGTAATGGACCACCAGAGAAGATAGCAAAGGTAACATCGCTATTGGTTTCTTGGAAACGTTCTGCCAAGTCCATAAAGAACCCGGGTTGCTTTTCTTGATCAAAACGTGCAGCAAAGCCTACTCTGCGTTTGCGTTCTGCAAATGGTCGAATGTTATCCACACCGCCGATGCGTTCCAGCACATCGTCTTTGCCAAATGCCAAGCCTGAGATATTGTAGATTGGAGCTGTCCAGCCTGCAATCTTCATGTGTGCTACCATTTCTTCATTAGTTGCGAGCACGCCTGTGACAAACTCGTTGACCATTTTTTCGTAAAGTCCCATCCA